TATGTTCCCATTATCCTCAAATTTTTGCATACTTGGAAACTGCACTGTTACTCTTACAGCCTCTATATTTGTATCTGTGACTGTGTGTTCTCTTGCATTAGATGTTGTAACCTGTAATCCAATAGGTGTGGTTCTTTCAATAGTATTGATACCATTTATCTTTGTTTGATTTGCAGTTCCGCTTTTAAATGCAAACTGAACATCTTTAAAATTAAATTGTGAATCTTGTGGACTGGCTGCATTAGCAGCGTTTTGAAGAACTTGAGTTCCATTAAGGAATACATCTTTGAGAAAATTATTTAAATATGTAGTAGATGCAATATCTGTAACACCAGCCTTACTTGCTGAAGCACTGCCCTCAATTTCACCTTCTGAAAGAATCTCAACTAGGGTTGAAAACTGTTTACTTGAAAGTGCGTCTTTCGGTAAATCAGGATTGTTAAAAACAGTATTTTGATTTAAGTCTTGTATGTTAGCCATCTTATGACTCCCTTACTTGCACTGTATCAACTCCGTTTGAGATAGTGATAGATCCAACAAAAACTTCTCCATAAACGACATTTACTGGAATCCCTGCTCGGCTAATATTTGATAGCCCTGAGAATGAATAATTGCTTGCCAAAGCTGCGGGATCTGTAGAATCCATGCCGCTGCCTCCTCTGTTATTAGTTGGAGTAGGAGTAAGCATTTCTGTAATACCTCCTAATATCATACTGTTTCCAATAGTTGTCAAAGCAGTGGTCGCAATAGTAGCTAACAATTTACTGCCTAACAATGCTCCACCAATTTTGCCACCAAGAAATTTTAAGCCGAAACCTAAAGCAATACCAAAAAAATTACCATGTGCTAATGGTATTATTTGTATTTCACCAGCCATATTATTCATAAATTGATATTCAGATATTTCTACACCTCTGACTTTTATGCAATATTGATATTTAGCTAAATGCTCGTCAATTCCTTTAAAATTACATTTTAGAAAAGATATAGCATCAATGGGTTTTGTAATATCAGCTTCAAAAAATCTTTCATTCCCACAAAATTTTCTTAAATTTCCATACAACTTTATTTTAGTCAGCATCTTTTTTTTCTGGATCTATATAAATAATACTCTTTGATATAGGGTTTACAAGATAAAACCTTAATTCTAAATGGTTGCATGAGGCAATGTCGGCCTCAGAAAAGTTCATATCAAAGTCTGGGTGACTATGAACTATTCCTAAAATCTCATCAACGCTATCTTCACATAAGGCCCAATCATTAGGGTCAATAACAAAACTTTCTGCTTCATATTGATTAGCTATATTTTTACAAGGCCAGTATTCTTTTTTGCCTTTGTTTTTTGCTAAAAGCCCACAACATTCATATGGTTGTTGTTCTTTTGCGTGTTTAAAAGCTTTTGCTTTCCACATATTTAATTAATAAATGTACCAACTCCACGAAATTCAGACCTTAAAACTTGTCTTTTAGGTATTTTTAAACCAGCCAGATCAAGCTCAGAAACTAGCTCAAACTCCACAAAAAGCCTATTCTCATTTACTTTTCTGTCAATAAAAAATATTTCTTGAGGTAATTCATCTGCATTTGGTGTACCGAAAGGATTACTATTTCCTTCAAAATTAACAGCATCAAGACTGCTTGCTAGTGTTCTAATTCTTGTAACCTTTGTACCAATAAGATCATTTTGTGGGGTTGTTAAATTTACAAGACTCATAAGATCAGAAATAGTTAGAACTGTATTATCTTTATCAAGTCCAATTAAGTTTGCTATTTGCAAAGTTGGTCTGGGGATTTGCCCTTTACTAGTAAATTCAAAACCATTTGCTTCAATAGGGAATTTTTGATATGTATTGCCTCTCCAAACAATAGCTTCATTCGTATTCATTTTTGTACCAGAGTGCAGACGTAGAACATCATTACTGCCATGTAGATTGTTGAACAATTCAAGTGTAAAAAGTTCAATAACACTTGAGGGGTTGATTGATTGTAATTCTGATATTGGAATTGCCATTATGGTTCTTTTACCTCCTCAAAAGTCAAATTCATTTTTACTCTGTCTGGAAGAATCGCAGTTCTTGTTCTTCTTGTGCAAATAAATTTTAAAGCTGATGAATGATGTGGAGGTGTAAAGTCAAAACTAGCTTGATCGTCAAATCTTGCATCAAGAAAAGTATCTATTGTCGTGGCATCTGTTGTTGAGACATTAAAAGTTAAACTTAAAGTTATAAGCTTTTTATTTGCTGGCAAGCCAAAGACTAAACGCTGTTCATACCCATCACCAAGACGTATTCTTAAACTCTTCTGCTCTTTTGTTTCTTGAGTGCTGTAACTTGGTGAAATACTTGGAAAAGTTGTCATGCTAGTAAACCTCCCACTCTTTTCTGTTTGATTAATTCAGTTTGAATGGCCACAGCAATTTGCTGTCCTAGTGCATCACCATCAGCAGATGAGCTACTTACAGAGGATCCTGATGCGTCTACAGATACCGATATGTTATTTACAACAGAACTACCACCACCTATCTTGCTGTTTGGTATTATATTGCCTCCCTTTGAACCCATTTTTAGGATCTCAGGCCCTCGTTCTCCAACAACAAAAGCACCACCAGCCGCTACTGGGCCGCCTCTTTCTTTAAATAAACCACCCAAGAATCCTCCAAAACCCTTACCACCACTCAAAGCATTTCCTAAACCACTTATGGCTTTATTAAGAGCAAGATCAATCAACTTATTTTTTAAATTATTTAACACACCAGATATAGCTTGTCCAAAAGTTTTACTTCCATTTATTGCCTCTCTTAAGCCAGTGACTAAATCGTTTCTTACGCTCTCACCTATTTTAAAAAATGTTTCCTCTAATTTTTGAGCTTCTTCCCTTGCTTTTTTTTCTGCCTCTGTAAGTTGTTCTACTCCTGTTTTTATCTTTCCATTAGTCTCAACTATATTATTTTTTGCATCTAATTGTTTGTCGTTTTCTTCTGTAATAGTTTTTTCGACTCCAGAAAATTCAATAACAGAGTCTTTTAATTCTCTTGCTTTTTCCAATAAACCTTTAAATGGGTTTGCTAGTTTAGGAACTTTAATATCAAGATCAAGTTTGGGTAATTTTAAACCGCCCAATAATTTTTTAATTGGTTCTGGAATAATGTCAATCAGCTGTTGTATTTTGTCTCTAATAAAAGTAACGACAGTATCAACCACACCAGTCACTGTATCTTTGATACCACTTGCAGTTTTAGCTATTGCTACAACTACCTTACCAATTACACCTCCAACAACTCTTGCAAAAAAGACAACTCTTTCTGAAGCGTCTGTAACTGCCTCCTTTATACCTATCCACCCCTGTTCAAGATTAAATAAAGTTGCCTGTGCATCAACTCCTATTGCTTCCCCAATAACTCTACCTATTTCACCAATAACACCAAATAGCGCTCTGAATGGTGTAAAAACAGCTTTAACAGCAAGTCCCAAAGCTTCGACAGTAACAGCGGCTACTTTTAAAACTTCTCTAATAATTATCCCAAATTCAGAACCTTCCGTTGTTAGATTTGTAAATGCACTACCAAGTCTTGTTAATTGACCTTGAATTGTATTACTTGCTGTGAAAGCGTCTTGTGCGGCTCTTCCCTGTGCATTGGCTTGGTTTTCTAAAGCCTCATTAAACTTTACTAACTCGTCATTTAACAAAGGTTGTATTGCCGTAAGAGCCTCTACACTTCCAAATAATTTAGATAAATTATCTGCACTTGCTCCACCATTTGCAACAATATCCTCTAAAACTCCACTCAATCCTTTTGATTTTAAAGCTGAAGCACTAAAATCAATACCTAGTTTTTCTGCAACTTTTGAAGCTTCACTTGTAGGCTTTTGTATGGAAGCGATAACTTGTCGTAATCCAGCAAAGGTCGATTCAACAGGAACACCAGTTGCAGTGACAGCAGAAATCGCAGCATTTAATTCATCTATACTTACACCAGCACCAGCAGCTATTGGTGCAATACGTCCTATCTGCTTTGCATATTGGTCAACAACAATTTTACCATCAGCTTGTGTTTGTGCGAATCCATCAACAATTTTCCCTGCTTCATCTGCGGATTTTCCATAAGCATTTAAAACAGATGTAGTTGCATCAGTAACAGTCTGCAAATCAGAAAAACCACCAGTAGCTCCTAGTTGTGCAGCTTTTAAAATTTCGGTAATTTCAGCAGTCTCAGCAAATCCAGCAGATGCCAAATCATAAGATGATTCTAATAATTGAAGTTGTGACACCTGACCACTTAGCTCATTTGATAAAGTTGCAAGCTTTGGTTTTAAACCTTCAACATCAACTCCCAAAGTTCTTACTTTTGCACTGGCAAAATCTGCTCTTGCTAGATTCCCAAATGTCTTGGTAAGAGCCGCAACTAAAGTAAGGCCAGCAGTTAATGGGCCTAAAGCTGTTGCCAACGCAGCCCCAGCAGTTTTAAAACCTATAGCCGCCCCTTTTGCACCAGCACCAGCACCAAAAAATCCTTTTCCTATTATGGGTAAAGCTTTATTTGCGTCTTTTAATTTGCTATTTGTTCCGTTTACAGTGTTGTTAAATTTTTGTGCCTGAGTATTTACATTCTTTAACGCCGTGATCGCTTGAGTAGCACCAACTCTTAATTCTACATTGGAAACTGCCACGACTAAACAATAACTCCTTTAACTATATCTTGATTTGCGTTTCATTGCATCTATCTCTTTCTTTTCTCTTTCACGTTTCAACTCATAGTATCCAGCAAAAAATATCAACTCCTCCTCCGTAAGTTGTGTTCTTAATTCACTTACTGTCTTACCTAATTCTGTTGCAAGGAAAAACTCAAAATTTAACCAGTTGTCCCCCTTTAGGATTCCTTTGCGTTATCAATCGTTGCGTTTTGATTTACACCAAATAAAAATAACTCTATTTCATTCAATACATTTTCTGGTAATTCATTTTGTAAGTTAACGAAATCAGCTGGGTGAAATGCTTTTGTTCCATCTTCATTCTCTGCTAACTGACAAAGCATATGTGTAGAAACAACTAAGGGGTCATCACTGCCAGCCCTTTGAGTTGCTCTGGCTCTATCTGCCCTTGTAATAGCCTTGAAATACAAACTGACTACAACATTGCCTTTGCTGTCTTTGACATCAAATCTGCGCCTTTTAGACAGATCAAAAGCGTCCCTTAAAAGGTCAAGAGTTTTTTTAGTTGCCATGAATAATTTGCGAAGTTTTTACTAATTTACTAAAGTGCTGAAGTTATTGCTCCAGTTGTTATAAATGAAATATTTATCAACTGAGTTTCGCCAAGAGTTGCAGCATATTCAGCACTTGTAATTATTCCAGAAAAACTTAATTTTTTCGCAGCAGTAGCCGAATCAGGGAACAATTCAAATAGTGCATCACCAGCATCACCTGTTGTTAAGACATCATCTATAAATGCTTGATAATCTGAATTACCAGCTGGATCATAAATTAATTCTGCTGATCCTTCACCAGATATAAGACCACCAATAAAAGTCTTTGATGTATTTCCTTGAACTGTAGTTTCTAAAGTATCTTTTGAAACTGATAATGACCATGATCTAGTTCCGCTAACTTCGGCTTCAGTACCAGCCGCATTATGGAACATGACCTTGCCAACATCACCCTTGATAGCTGCCATGACAAAAAAAAGAAAGATTTATAAATATATTAACTCTTTTCAGTAGTTTTTACATCTTTTTTAGATTTTTGTTGACTCTCATAATATTTTCTACACTCAGGATCCCAGTAAGCAGCTTCTCTTCTACCTTTGACTTGTTCGATAGCGTCTAGCATTTCGTCTGTTATTTCAAGTTTTGCCATGATTAAAGTTCCTCGTAAATTGAAAATGTTATCCTGATTTGTGTTTGAAACTTACCTTCTGGAGTTGAGGCAAAAATCTCAGGCCCAATAGGTGCGTCAAAGATAACACTTGATACTGTAATTCTATTGTATAAGTCCCTTAACCTTTTGCAAATAGCAAAGTTTTCACCTGATCCCACACCTTGTTTTGTAAAAATATTGCAAAGAATCAAACCAGTTATCTGATTGTTTCCTGCACCGCTTGATGCTTGAGTCAGGTAGCTATTATTTCCAAAACTTACCAAACATTGAATGAAAGTATCTACAGTTGAAGCATCAAAAGGAATATTATTAAAAACAAGCGGAATAGATGGCCCTATTCTAAATTCATCATTCAATCGTTTTTCAATAGTTGCTCTCACTGTATTTAAATTAACCGCAGCCATTACAACCTCCCTTTGATTCTTTCATATTCTTCTAAAGCCCATTTTTGTAATTCTTTACCTATTAACTCAGGAAACCCAGCTTTTGTGTTCTGTCTTGTTCTATATACCTTACCCCAAGAGGGTGGAAGATTAATACCAAAACAAACAGGCTCTGCATAGGGTAAATTATTAGTAACAGTTCCTGTCGTTGGTTTTATATCTGTCTGCCATGCGTTTCTTAATTGTCCTCCTCCTTTTGGTTCACCTTCATAAACAACTCTAACTGGAGTTGCTTTCTTTACTCTTGCTGTCCACTCTAAAGTTGTAGCAGCAACAAGAAATACTATTGCATCTTCCATGACATCTGGGATCTCAGTTATAGATATTCTTCTCGCCATGTTTACCTCAGAAAAATGTCAAAACTTATAGCTGTATTATCTTGCTCATTTGTATTTATTTGAATTACTTTATACTCTGTCCCGCTAATTACTACCCTGTCAAATGTTGTTGGAGTAAAAGTTATATCTCCAGCAGATATAGTAAGCCGCTTATCCTGACTAGAAACTAAGTCCGTTACTTCAGACCTTGCCACGTTGCTCAGAACACCCTTAATACTGACATCTGTTTTTACTTCACTCATTGAGCCAGTAGTGGGATTGTATATTCCAGTCGTCACTCTTCTGTAAGTAATATCACCGCCAAGAACCTTGATGGTGCTAGAGGCTGCTTTTTTTAGTGAGTTTGCAATGCTCATAAGCGGTAAGCAATAACAGCGTCACCACTTGCAACTTGAACACTTGTAATAACACCACATATCTCTGCTGAATGATGTAAGGGTATTCCAGAAATAGTTGCAGATGTATTTTCTGTAATGTTTTCAGCAACTAAATCAACAGTTGAATTTTTTAATGCAACAACTTTGCCAAATCTACCAGTAAATGCCTGAGTATGATCTGTGATTATTATTGCTGATGGATAGTCGTAACCGTACATTTAAGACCTCTTAATTGGTAAATTTGCTCTTCCACCTATTCTAATACCCTTTAAATAGTGGTCAACGATTGGTGGAATCCTGTCAATGCCCACTGCCCCATAAAATCTGGGAGTAACATTTAAATTTCCTATAGCAACTGAAGCAAAATCCTCAAGTCC